CGAGTCTATCGTGCCACAACCGCATAAGAAACTTGGCGTTTCCGCTTAGTTTCTCAGCAGTAGCTCCAGGACCGTGCTTAGGGATAGCTCTGGCCAATACATCAGTATTGCCCAATATGCTACCCCAAAGAGTACGGCTAACGTTACGAAAATACGTGACGTCCTCCTGGGCAAGTGGCTTCTCAAAGACATGCTCAGCCATGGCGAACTTGGTGAGTGCCTCGCTAACCCTTTTTGGGGAACAAGGCGTTGATAGCTTTTTGAAAACGTACGCCAACTGACGTACACCTTCAATTGCTGCCACACTTGGTTCATCGTGGATCCTTCCCGCCTCATCGAAGATTTGACTGAAGAAACCTTGCATAAATGCAGGGGCCTTCAACCTCTTTTTGAAACTTCTAAAGAGGTCAGAGTCAATCCTACCCAAGGATAGGGACAAATCAAAGTCCTTACCGAAGGTAGGCAGGGTTATTGTCAAAAACGATAACCCTTCATCTTCGAACCGCGATTTAATAGTTAATAGATCGCGTGCATCGAGTGTTACATCGGTACACTTAGCTACCGCGTCTTTATAGACGTCGGTGGCCACTTCAAGGAGCTCGCTTACGTGGCTTTTCATAGTTCCTCCATAAGAAGAGGTAGCTATCCAGCCATGTGCGATCACCTCCCCGACCCCGAAAGGGGACGGGCAGACAAAAATTACACTGAAGACCACGGAAAACAACAGCGGGAGGGCTCGCAAGCCCCCCCACCTGAAGCATTTCTTACCGACTAGTCGGAGCTGCGATTTGCAGCATTACCTTCTTTATCGGCGAGATAATCCTTAACGTGCAACTGAAAGAGGTCAAAGACCTCCCAAAGCAGCCGGAATAGGATATTCTTCATGGTTGTTCTCCTTTTCACGTAAAGTCCAACCTTTTCTCCAAATATAGAGATGGGGCGGAATGAAGGTGGCACGAGCGATTTAATGCTCATTACCACACACTTTCGTGACGTTAGCGGTCGACAGCCAAACGCATAGCGCTTGGACAACATCGTCTATCTCAGCATCGGAAAAGCCATATTCTGGCTCGTCGATGACGAGATAAACGCCCAGATCCTTGTACTCATTTACTGAAGTCAAGGGATCAGCAGCGACCACTCTTTGGTCGATTCTGATCATACGTCGGGTGCGGGTTTTGGTTTCTTGATGACTGATAGTCATCTTGAATTCCTCATCTGCTTCCAAGTATTCTGAGCGATACCCGTCGGATTTAATCCGATTTAGGGTTTGTGGGACGGAGTTGACAGTAATTGTCTGTGGGTCGGTAAAAGCCATTGGCTGACCTCCTATAAAGAATATGGTGTTAAGAGCCGTATCACATGCGCGGGTACCAAACCGCACATGCTGGAGCAACGACCCTGAAGAATGGTCCTACCGGAGCCTCGTTAAACCGAGGGCCGACAGGATCGACCATTGTCTTAGCGAAAAGGAATCGCTAGACAGACCAAACCCAAATGGCGAAGCACGTTCTCGTTTCTTCCGTGTCATAGACGCGGACCACGAGTTCTGGAGGTAACCGGATTTGAAATTACACCATCCGGTTGACGTCGCTTCTTGCGTCGTCGTCCCCATGATAAAAGCGTACTTTGCGCAAAGGTTGTCAAACATGATGCTTGACATGTTGGCAATTGCATCGCCAGCATCTGAGCACCAGTCGATCAACCAAGACCAGGGAGTGAGTTCCCATAAGAGTGAAGGCGAGGGTTGTAAGCCAAATAATAAGGCGTACGCCCTGACATTCCATTCCCAGCTGTCCGGTTTACCCGGAATCCAGTAGCGGAATGCTCCTTCAAACCACACACGTTGCGTATTACTACGCACAACGCGGTAGCCTCCATATGGGACGTTGTACAAGCGCGTGCTGAGTATCGGAAACAATCCCGGTACCGTGGCATTTTCATCAACCACCTCAACCTCGCTAGTACGACTTACGCCGCCTCTCCGCCTAATCCAACGACCATTATCCCGACGAAGCTGTTTGAGCTTCTTATCAAGATCTTTTACGGTTTTATAAAAATTCCGTAGATCGTTGAGAAAGGGGAACCACCCAAACTGGGTGTTCAGCCAATGGTTAGCAACGGACTTTGGGCCGAAGCCCTGTACGCTGCCACCCATTGATTTCCAAATATTTCGGAAACCTTTGGCTGTTGTCATGAGCATACGAGGAACCTCTCGAATTTCTCCGAGAAAGACTCCAAGCTCTGCCCCTGACCTGGTGGGTCGGAATCTATTCCAACCCTTGGCGCCGTATCCAGAAACATCGCCCCAGCTGGAAGCCTTCATAGACTCCCAGTCTGACAGTACATCATTGTCCAAATAGTCGGATGGTTCCCGAGAGGGTAGAAATTTCCCTCTATATCGGTACTTCTGTCCGTACAACGTGGACTCCATTCTTGGGTCATACTGGTCGGTAGTAAACTTGATAATATCAAGCGGACCACCTGTCCGGTACGGGGGACCCTTGTGTAGTTCGTCCACACAAGACTCCCGCTTGACGTAAGTCTCGGTTGCAATTGTCCGACTATATTCTGTCGGAGGGTTGTACCAAGGCCCGTCTCCATACGGGTAGATTGTATCAAAATCACCGTATCCCAGGAAGATGTTGCGTGGCCCGATTTTAACGGCCTTCTCGCGATGTCTCAAGATATCACTCTCCTTCAAATGGGTTTGAATAAGTGCATACCGTAGTACACACTCACGAGACCCCCCCATTGG